ATAGTCTTAGTTATAGCGTCTAATATTTGTTCTTGGTCATCGTTCTCCAATGCCAATATTAATAACTTTTGTTCCTTGACTAGGAATGGTCTATACTTTACTCTCTTCTTTGTAGAAGGGACTGTCAATGTATAGATAGGCGTTGCAATCTCAGGTAATGCCATAATTTATAATTTCAGTATATTATATAGTAGCTCAACTGAAGGTCATTAAATGACTATACTCGTAGTAAAACCCAACAGTTGCCTTAACAAGTTGTGCAGGACCTGCAGAGAATGGTATTGATGCTACAGTGTATGGATATGCTTTTACAAGTCTAGCATTCCATGGGTTTTTGTAGTCTCCATTGTCTCCCCCTAAGTCTTTGGGTTCTCCTTGAGGTGAATTATATTTTTCTAACTTACTGATAAACATATCACATGCATAGTCCTCATAGTAATTCGATGCGAATGCTCTCTTATATGGTTGATCGTCATAGAAAAACTCAGGATTACCACCAACTCCATTTGAGGTGAAGTCTTGCCATGCTCTAAAAAATCTCAATGGTAATGATGTACCATCCATAAAGAAACTAACATCTAATTCATTATATACCTTTGCTGTTGCCATCTTTTGTGTGATACCTTTATGCACTGACTTAACATCAAATGCTGAGTATGTCACACCTGGCAACTGTATCTCATTGCATAGTAACTGTAAGTTTATTGTATCACCATTATCTGTTAGTTTTAAAAACTCATCAAACACATTATCTTTAAAAAATTTCTCTAACCTTGGTGTTGGTTGAAAAGAAAACTGGTATAAATTAGACGCAGAGATACCACCAGACTTGCCGATAGCCTGCATGAAATTCTGTAGTCCTCTTGCGGATGCCATAAATAACCGTATGGTTTGTTATATGTATTTATGCTGAATTTTAAAAAAGGAAAGTATAGAGTGAAAAACTATAGGAAATACATGGGTGACCCCACTGGGGTTGTGTATCGTTCTGGTTGGGAACATGAGGTGATGAAGTGGTGTGATGCTAATCCGAATGTGAAAAGATGGTGGTCTGAAGAGATTGCTATACCATATAGAAAGCCTACAGATGGCAAGTTTCATAGGTATTTTCCTGACTTCTATTGGGAAATAGTTCAGGACGGAAAGTTAAAAAAATATTTAATTGAGGTCAAACCCAAGAGACAAACAGAGAAACCTAAGAATCCACGAAGCAAAACTTATTTGAAAGAATGTAAAGAGTATGCAGTCAATCAAGCAAAATTTATCGTTGGTAGGGAGTGGGCATTAGATCATGGAGCAGAATTCGTCGTCATCACAGAACGAGACCTCAAGATTCGATGGACTGGTAGAAAGTCTAAAAGGAAGTAAGATATCTAATTCCAAACTTAGAGACGAGGTATTTAATCTACTATTAGATGATGCTACTGAGTCACCTAGTGCAGGAAAGTTTTATATCTTTGAATACGATCCTAAATTTGCAGACAAATTGAAGGAATGGGATGCATATCCTATCATATATGCTATGGAATTTAAGAAAAATAATCTAATTGGTGCAAATATTCATTATATACGTACAACAAATGCTCGATTAAAGGCACTAAATAGTATGAGTTTCCCTAAAAAAACTTTACGTCAATATATACCTAAAAGAGCTGATAGCATCTTTTTTGAAATAAAGGAAAGTGAAGTGCAATTATTAAGTACATTGCCTCTAGAAAAATTTCATTACAATAGATAATGTCACAACAAAACACAGTAATTGAATATCCCACTGGTCTCTCCTCGATTCCTTATGCTTCTTTCTTGCAGATAGAGAAGTATAGTTATGATGAAGCACAGAAAACAGTTGCTAAACAATTTAACGATGCTTTAGGATCTTATAATAGAAGTGTTATATCAGATGTAGTAAGAACTGGTGCAAATACACTAGCAAAGGCATATGGATCTGGAGCTCCAACAGACAGTTTTACTGACTATGCGTTAAATGAATATAAAACAGAGAGTAGATTAATAAGTACAAGAGAAACTTCTAGAGGAACAAAGAAAAAATATTCTGGTAGTAGAACAATTAATATTACAGATCCAAACGTAGATCCAAACACAAGAGTTAAATTAAAAAACGGTGAAGTAACAACAGTAGGTCAACTCTTACAAAAGAAAAAAGAAGCAGTAGATAAGAAAAATAAAGGTTTGATGTCATCTAGATGCATGTTACCACTACCTAATGAGTTTCAATATAAGTATGGTGCAGATTGGAGTAACGAATTTAAACTAGGAACACTAGCACTTGCAGCAGATGAAGCAGGAAAGTTTGCAGCAGTTGCTGCAACTGGTGGAGTTATTGGTGGCGGTTTGCAGTTTGCTGCAGGAAAACTAAGTGCAGGAAGTAACGTTGCTAAAGTTGGTGGAGTCGATCTTACTAAGATTATTCAAGGATCAGCACAAGGTGTTAAAAGTGCTACTGACCCTATGAAAGTAAATAGTCCTTTGAATCCAAAAAACATTGCAGGATTAGCAGGACTAGCACCTAACGAAAACTCAATACAGTTCTTTGAAAGAATGCAAGGAAGAGAGTTTGGTTTCAGATTTGAATTAGCAGCAAGAAATAAAAAAGAAAGCAATAGAGTCATAGAAATAATAGAGTGGTTTAAACGTGGCATGCACCCTAACTCAAAATCTGGTAGAGGTAGTGCAGTCATGCTTACATTCCCAGATGTATTTGTATTGACTCCGAAGTTTGTAAAATGTGATGAGGACGGAAATGTAATCGGGGATCCAATACAACATCCTATGATGCCTAGAACAAAACTATGTGCATTGACTGGACTGACTATAAACACAACACCATTTGGTCAATTACAAACAGTGTTTGATGGTACGATTCCTATTGTCACAATGGAATTAAATTTCAAAGAGACAACAAAACTTACACGTGTGGATATGGAAGGTGCTTCTTACACAGACAAGAGAAACTCAAAGGTTATTGCAGGAGTAGATGCAACTGCTACATCAGAGGGTGGATTTATTGCAGATCAAGACAAAGCATTTACTGGAGAGGTATCATTCTAATGTTAGGGAAATTACCAGACTTACTATACAACTTCTCGTCAAAACCTCTTGACCCAGATTTCCTAGTGGTCAAAAATATATGGAGACGTGCTCAAATTCTTACTGAATATAAAGCACAGGTTAGTTTATTTGTAGAAGATCAAGTAGGAGATGGAGAGAGACCAGAAGATGTTGCAGTAAGGTTGTATAGCAATCCATTTTATAATTGGACTATACTTGTAATTAATGACATCACTGATTACTATGCACAATGGCCACGATCAGTTACACAACTACAAGATTTTATAAATCAAAAATATGATAATGCACAAGCAACTAAACATCATGTAACTACAGAAGTAAAAGATTCCAATAATAACATTATCGTTCCTGCAGGAAAAGTTGTAGCATCTAACTTTCAAGTAGCATACTACAATGGATCTACTACTGTTACTGCAAATCCAGTAGTATCAATAACTAATGCAATGTACGAAACAGAAATAAATTCTAGGAAACAAGCAATACAAGTTGTCAAACCAGATTTAATAGAAGATTTTGTAGCAACTTATGGAGAGATATTGAAGAAAGGAAAAATAACCACAACTGCGGGTGGAACGTCAGATATAAACATGTAATAAAAAAGACCCCCGAAGGAGTCTGTAAGTTCCGATAGTAGAGACCGCACGAAAGGTCTCTTTTTTATTTAGTCGTCTTTTGCTAGTTGAGCAAAGTACGATAACGTATCCGTTTCTTCATTTACTGATGCAGGAGCAGAAGCAACAGGTGCGGGAGTAGATTCTACTTCTTCACCAAATGTTTCTTCATCAACTGGTTTTGAATAGTTACCCTTTAAAGTGCTCTCAAGTCTAAACTTAAGATCTTCATAGGACTTAAACTGATCATCAGCAGTGAATGATGCTAGACTATGTTCTTCTTTCCATAATGCTTCCAACTCTTTGTCGTTGAAACCACCCAATACAGATGTTTCTGCAAACTCAGACTTGTCATAGTTCCAGAATCCTGCGACTCTAGTGATCTTTAACTTAAAGTCTGCACCTTTCCAGAAGTCAAATGGATTTACTGGTGTCTCATCTTCAAATGCGGGTTGCATTGATTCCATAATCTTATCAAATATTTTCTTACCATATCTGTATAAGAAAACTCTGCCTTCGTTGGCAGGATTTGCACTATCTTTTACAACGTAGATGTTGCTATAATAGTTTAACTTACGCTTTTGCTTGCGTGCCTGATCTCTTTGTGGAGATCCTTCTGCTCCTGCGTTCCATAGTTCTCTATTGAGATCGGAAACAGGATCTTTTTTACCTAAAGTTGTAAGAGAGTTCTCTATGTACCATCCACCTGGTCCTTGGAAGGCATGACTCCAAACTTGTGCCCATGGAAGGTCTTCTCCATCGGGTGCAGGAAGAAATCTGATTACAGCGTAACCATTTCCTGCTTTGTCCACCTCTGGTTTCCAGAGACGCTCATCAGGACCTGCTTTTGTTTCGGTCTTGTTGAGATTTTCTGCTTTAGAAAGTAAGTCTTGAAAATTAGACTTCTTTAATGCACTAAATGACATGTGTATTCCTCGTATTTACGTATTGTGTGTATTCATGACAAAAAAGGGGGGAGGTTGGATTACTGTGTACCAACAAAAGAAAGGGCATTACTACAGTGTAAAATTACTTTCCTTGCCTGAGACCCGACTGGTAAGTCGATTCTGACTCGCATCAGCAGCACCACCTGTGTCTCATCACCTTAACTAGCGGTTGCCAGTAAGTTTATTCAGTCACTCCCAGTATTAAAACCGTCGCCTTAATACACTATTTATTATAGCAGAATAAAAATGATTTGACAAGCTGTTCTGCTCTTTCCTCTCCAAATATACCTTTCAAATACCCTCCAACAGGGTCTAGACGTGTCATATAAGTATCAAAGTCAGCATATACTGACGTATCTTCTCCATCTGGTTGTACTGCTTCTACCATTCTTCTATATGCATCAAGATATTGTGCAAACTCTCCCACGTATTGATCTACCTCATCCATCTTACACTTACGTACAAAAATATTCTCTGAGAAGTGATTACCTTTCTCAAAGAA